AACAGTGTTTTCCACTGAATCATTTCATTATATAAATCTACTATTCTTTTTAGATGCTCAGTGGTGTTTGGATAGTTATGTTCAGTTTTCAATTTATTGACTCTTTGTTTACATTCATTCAAGTCTGCCAAATCACGGTCAACTGCTACATTTATCTTTTCAAAAGATTCAGCATCTCTAAATTTGTTAATTAAGAATATGTGATGCTTATTCTTTGGCTTGCCATCATAAAGAAACATAATCTCTTGTAAATCATAATATAATGCTTTGACTGGATTAATACTTTCTCTGTATCTTTTCATTATTTCTTCGATAGCAAATTCTGAACTTTCGGTAGATAAATTTTCGAGTACACTTATAGCCAGTATATTAATACGCTGGCTACTTGCGGATAATGCTTTCTTTGATTCTTCTTTGACTTTCGCAATTACTATGTCAACAAGACGTGCTTCGGTAACATCTAAATCTCTTTTTAGATATTCTACATGTCCTGGACTCGAATGAATGATTGTTCTTCTTAGGCTATCTGAAACTCGGTCACCTTTAAGAACGGCTTTACAGTCACGGATGAATCTTTGTCTTTCTAAATTAATAATATGATTCACTGGGTCTCCTCAAAACTTCTCTTACAGTATTATTTAGGAGTAAATAGTGGGTATCAAAGTGACGATATAATATCTTTTATAATTTTTAATTTCTTCTTTCGAAACAATGTACGTCTTGTTCCAGGATGTAGTGGTTTGGGTATATAATCTGCTTCTACCCATGCATATCCACCAGATTCATAATTCAATGTTGGTATAAATTCATTTTCTACTAGTACTACAAAAGAGTAGTAACTGAACTCTGAGTTTCGTGTATGATATTGGTCTAGGGGATATATTTTAACAACATCATCTTTAATATTTAAATCGATTTCTTCAGATAGTTCACGTAATAGTGCTTGGGCTATATTTTCATTTTCTTCAACTTTACCACCAAAGAATGCCCAGTTTCTAGGAAACGAACCTTCTATTGTTCTTTGTTGAAGAAGTAGTCTATGAGTGTCTTTAGCGATGATGCAACCACCAGTCGCTCTAATCTTTGATACTTTCATTACGGAGTCGTTACTAATTCTAGCCTCCAATAACCACCTTCATATATTCCTTGGTATGTATCAGTCCATTCACCCTTATCAAACTTGAATTGTTGTGTTGTGAATGTATTTTGTACATACTCTCTTGTAGAATTAGAACTAGCATCGAAACTTTTTACCCATTCTGTGCCATTATATTCTATGATGTCATTAGCAGAAACATTAATGCCCCATACACTACTGCTATCAGCCTCATTTAATGTTAAATATCGTTGACCCATTGCAACATTAGGAATACTATTAAATCCTGGTTTTGCTGTAGAGGCATTAATAATTCTGTCTACGGCAGTCACAGTGTTTGTTGGTAGAGTGTCAGTGTCAATTGTAAATGCAAGTGTATCTACTGTGCCAGTAGACGATAATGTTCCGATAACATCAGCATTAAGGTCTTCTATTTCACCATGATATTTTAATCTAAGCCTTGATACACCAGAATCTAGTGTTCCGTAATTCTTAAGAACGGTGTCCCATGAAATACTAGCATCATAATTTCCATTTGCATATGGTTTAGCAAATATGTCTGAACCATCTTGGTATATTTTTAATGCATAGTTATCTGGTGTAACGATTACACTAGATTGTGCATTTAAATCTGCAAAAAACTCAAATGCATCTGGGTCATAATCAATGCTATCTAAATCTGAATATGTGTAAATGTTATTGATAATATTTCTAATTGTATTTTGTCTTGTTACTTGTGCTGGTGGATTAATCCAAACAGGAATTTGGAATATCATTGTTGCAATATCAATTTGGTCTTCAATGCCTGCAGGTATTCCTCTGCTTGTCCACTGTAAGTCAGTCATTTCTACTGTGGTGATTGTTGTCCAATCTATTGGATTATCGTTATGTTGAATTTCTAATGCTGGATTAAATAGTACTAAGATTTGTTCAAGTAGTTGAAGTTTTTGGTCAGTGTTTGAAGTCCAAATATCAACTTGCATATTCAATAAGTATGGAACTGGCATTAATCTCTTCACACTGTATTTCTGTCCAGGTTCACTAGTATAAGAATTTGTATTAGAATCAAATCCTCTTTCATTAACACTTACAGCATCATTGAAAAATGGCTCCTGTAGTCTTTGTCTATCTGGTTGTAAACTTTGTACCCAACATGCAATAAATGGGGCAGAGGATACTACATTTTCAGAGTTGCCTTTAAGAATAGTTGCCGCCATACGAGATACATCTCCATACCTTGAAGGAACTCGAATATAATAATCAGTTGTGCCATCGTTCATTTTTCTTCCAGTTTTAACTGTGAAGCCACTGAACATTCTTACAAACTGTAAAATGTATCTTCTAATCTGATTGTCATAGAAATGATTTTGTGCCATATTAGTCTACCTTTGGTCTTACTGCTTTTGACAGATTGACCTTTGAAGTAATAGTGGTCCCATCATCTAAGACTACTGTTCCACTATTGTTAATAAATTGATTATGCAATGCATGTCCAACTTCCCATGCTCCATCGTCATCGTTAATTCTGAACCACTTGTTATCTCTGTATTGAAATAACCTTGATGGTGTGTAGTCTGTTCTTAAGAAGTAAGAATCTGCCGCTGGACTATCAGGAAATGTTTTTCCATATGCAACAGTGGCATAGTCTACATCGTCTGGATGATTACTTTGTGTAGCATACTGTAGATTGTTCGTTCTATAATCCCAGTATTTTCCAGGAACATTATCTTGTGCTTCTTGTACGACAGCATCAGTAATTTGAAGTTCTTTATTGTATGTTGATAAGATATTCTTCAAGTCATCTGCTTCTTCACCAGTACCAAGAATATCTGAGTATTCTTGTGTATCTTGTAATTGTTTACAACGAACACGCCAAATATGTGGCCACCAACCAGCATCAAATCCTTCAGCACTCTTTGTTGCTTCTTGTACAACCCAATATTGGTTGACAGCATCAGGTTCAGTACCATCATTGCCTTCTAGCATCATGTCTTCACGCATATGAGGAAGTTCGATTACGTCACCAGTCATTAGTTTGCGACCTAGTAGATTAACCATTTCATTTAAATGAAGAGTAAATACTTGTTGGTCATTTCCTAAAAACATTCCGAATTGTGATAATTCAAAGTCTTGGTCAGATACAGTGTATACTCCTCTTAAGTCGAATACATCTTTTTCATATTTTCTATCACGATTCTCTAAGAATAATAAGTCTTGTATTGCTGGAGAGGCAGGGTCATAATCTGCTGAACCCTTATCTTGTGAACCGATATACTTATGGACCAATAGGGATGTGCCGCCATGGTCAAAATGTGCTTTGACTGTTTTGTCGATAAATTTGTAATCGTTACCCTTTTTAGGATTCCAGAGGCTTAATCTTGCCATAAGTATTTTTCTCCATAAGTTGACTTCTTGTTGTATTTATCATATAATAGAGTGATATAATTTTAAAATTTATAAATAACCCTTTAGGAAGGTATATAATAATGAATGAACAGGGATACTTGTCAGTAAAAGAGTTAATTTCTCCTTTTACTGTTAAGCAGTTTAAAATGTGGGCAATGAACCCAGAGAATATACATCGTGGTAACGCTGTAAATGGGGAATACTACGGGAAACATCGTAAAGGTAGAGAATATAACGTCTGGTGGACTAGAGTCCCACCTAGAGAGATGTGGCAGCCCATTGTAGATAACTTAAGTAGATACTTTGATACTCTCTTTCAAGGAAAAGAATGGGACATTCACGTAGTAGATTGTATTACGACTCGACCAGCAAGTTCAAAGATTAGGGCACACATTGATACGCCTTATAGATTTGAAGAATATGCTCGTATATCAAATGATGAAACGTTTGGTGTACAATGTATAATACCATTAGATAAGTTTACACTTGAGAATGGAGCAACATGTGTTCTTCCAGGTTCACACCATGAAATGTATTATTATAAAGATATTGAAGAGAATCAGAGCGACTATGATGAGATGTTAGTCAGAGATGGATTTCAATTTGTTTCAAATCCTGGTGATGCATTGATGTATAATGCAAGAACTTTACACAGTACGATGCCAAATAAGAGTGAAGATTTTAGAAGTGCTTTACTGATAAATGCACTTGATATCAATATCTTAAGAAGAATTAGAGAACTCGACCAGAACACTAAAACAGCCCGTAAATTAAAAAAATAACGGAAAACTTGACAAAATGACCAATCTCACTTATAATAACTCTTATTGATGATATATAAAAGTAAATGATGAGGACAACGTGGCTATAAAAACAATGAAAAAGAAGAACAAAAAAGCAAATATTCTTTCAGATGAGTCTATTACAGGACTAGAGCCTGATTGGAAAGGCTCAGACACTTGGACCGCAGAAAAATATTATAGAGAACGTGCAAGAACTCCATATTATTATAGTTACTATTACAAATCCAAAGATTTTGTTCCTTGGGTAGTCCAATACATGAAAGACAATGGCTACTCTAAAGAAGATATCAAATCATATAAGGCAGCCGAAGACTGGAGAACTAAAAGTACTCTTGCTGGATATGTTAGGGCATTATCAAAGGGTATGCCAGAGAATCATGTTGGTATTCCTGAATACTTAGATACATTAGACGGTATTACAGCAACGTCTTTGTGTAATGTTACTGATTCTGTCAAAGGACAAATAGAAGATGTTATTTCTCATGGCAAAATAATCAAAGAAGTAAAGAAAGACGAAGAACAAGAAATAGTTTCTACTAAGTATAAACCATCTATTCAACAACTTCTATTCAATAAGTCTTTAGAAATGTCAGAAGAGATAGATGAATATATTGAAGAGTTTGATGGGTCTACATCGATGTTGACTACTTTCGACCCACAACGAATGCTGTTAATTGTTGGTGCAAAACCAAATCATGCTAAGATAATAGCATCATTATATCAGCCAACCTTTGACGATTTCTCAGAACTTGTAAATCCTCCTAGTACTAAAGGTATGACAGAATTTGATAAAGACATGCATGAGCAACTTAAAGAAGGTTATTCACATCTATCTAAGGGTGCAATAAAGAACCAGTTTAAGATGTACAAATCTATTATGGATGCTTGTGACAACATCGTACTAAAGGGTAAAGTGACAAGAAAGCCTCGTAAGAAGAAGATAGTCAGTGCTGAAAAACAAGTCAGTAAGTTTAAATATTTAGACCATCATCCAGAAACTAAGTCAATTAGTGTGAATCCAGCAGACTTAGTAGGGGCAAACACCGCTATCGTATATAACTCTAAGACACGAAAACTAGGAGTATATCATGCATCAAATGTCGACCCGATGGGACTAAAGAGAGATGGCTCAGGATTGAGTGTCAAAGGTACTACTATTCAAGGATTTAGTGAAGAAAAAAGTGTATGTAAGACACTTAGAAAGCCAATAGAACAATTAGCAACGTTTAAGAAGATAGCAAAACGCTCATTAAACAAAGAATTTGATGCTATTAATAGTGTTGAAGTTAAAATGAATGGTAGATTTAATGCCCATAGCCTGATTATCAAAGTTTTTTGATAAATACTGTTATAAGTGTTTCACTATAACATACTTGAGGGTCAAAAATGGCAAAACAACGCAATAAAATAAAAAACGATGTAATTAAACAAATCAGACTATTGCTTGGCGACGGAATGGTCGATATTGAATTAGACCCAGAACACTATGACCTTGCAATTGATATTGCTTTAGATAAGATTAGACAACGTTCAGAGAATGCAGTAGAAGAAGACTTCTATACAATTCAACTTAAAAAAGACCAAGACGAATATACACTACCTGCAGAGATAATAGAAGTAAAGAAAGTACATCATCGTTCTTTCGGTCATGGTATATCTGCTGGTGTTGATATGGATCCATTTGAATTAGCATATGCAAATTCGTATTTCTTTATGAACAACCACGTTGGTGGTATATCAACTTATGAATTATTTGCTCAGTACCGTGAAACTCTGAATAGAGTTGCGGCAACTGATATACAGTTTATCTGGAACCCAAATACTCATAAGATTAAACTTTTAAGAAAAATGAGAGCAGATGAAATAGTTCTTCTTCACGTTTACTTAGAAAGACCGGATGACCAATTACTAGTAGACCCTTACTTAAAATCTTGGATGAGAGATTATTCATTAGCATATTGTAAGAAAATGATTGGTGAAGCCCGTTCTAAATTCGCTACACTTCCTGGCGCACAGGGTGGAGTTGCATTAAACGGCGATTCCTTAAAAGCAGATGCCGCGGCAGATATAGAAAAGTTAGAAACTGAATTGAAGTTGTATATTGACGGGTCAGCACCGCTAGGTGTTATGATTGGCTAAGAGTGGCTTTTCATCCACTCAACACGAAAAGTCCTTGTGTAAGTGTATGCAAGTATAACGAGAAAAACTTCTGTATCGGATGCAAACGTCATATGAATGAAATATTCGATTGGCTCGATTATACTGATGATATGAAAGACGCTATTCTAAAAGATTTAAAAACCCGAGACATAACCTCAGAAAACGGTTGACAACCAGACATTTTTTGTGATATAATAAATTATTACAAAATGACAATGAGACACAATCAAATGATAATCGGTATTACAGGACTAATCAGTTCAGGTAAAGGCACAGTCGCCGACATTCTAGTCGAAGAACACAATTATATTAAATTAAGTTTCGCAGATAAACTCAAAGATGGAGTCGCAACTGTATTCGGTTGGGACCGTTCTATGTTAGAAGGTGATACAGTAGAAAGCAGACAATGGCGTGAAACTGTTGACGAGTTTTGGACTAATGAAACAGGTAGAGAAATAACACCTAGACTTGTTCTACAAGAGTTCGGCACAGACTGTATGCGTAATGGTTTCTATGACGGTATTTGGGTTAGTCTAGTCAAGCAAGAGATTATCAATAATCCTCAAAACAACTACATAGTTCCCGATGTAAGATTTGCAAATGAGATAGAAATTATAAAATCTTTAAACGGTGAAGTTTGGAATGTCAGACGAGGCGAACTACCAGAATGGTGGGGAGTTGCGATATTAGATAATACTACAAACTCATCACTTATGGCAAAAAAATATCCAAAGGTACATCAAAGTGAGTGGAGATGGATTGACACAAATGATAAGTTCGATTTCATACTTTACAATGATGACACAATAGAGACATTATATAGTAAAGTTTCAGATGAGTTGTCTACGTAGTTAACCCTAAAAACAGTGTTTTTCCGTGTTTTTGACTAAATACAAGTAACGAAATACATTTACGTTTAGTAATTTAATCAACCAAGGAGAAAATACTATGGCTACATTAGTATCACCGGGTGTATCAGTAACAGTTAGTGACGAGTCGCAATATGCGGCAGCCACTCAAGGTACCCTACCATTATTAGTTATTGCGACAGCAAGTAACAAAGCAGATGCATCAGGAAGTGCAACGGCGTCTGGAACAATTCCAGCAAATGCCGGTGTTGCCTACTTAGTATCATCACAAAGAGAGTTAGTCGAAACATTCGGCGAACCTAAATTCCATCAAGTTGGTGGTTCAGTTGTTCACGGCGCTGAAACAAGTGAGTATGGCTTACTAACGGCATATCAATATCTAGGAGTTTCAAATAACGCATACGTTATTCGTGCAGATGTTGACTTATCAGAACTAGAAGCATCTTCAACAGCACCAGCAGGTGTTATCACAAACGGAACACATTGGCACAATACTTCGAAAACAGATTTCGGATTGTTCAAGTGGTCAGGTACTGCATGGGCAGCCCAAACAGTTTCAGTTTTAACTGACACACCGGGAACAGGCTTAGTAGAAACAGTAAACTCATCAGGCTTTGCAGACCCAATTGTAACACATGGTTCTGTTGGTGATTTTGCAGTTGTTACATCTACTGCTAAAGTTACATATTATGAAAAAACAGTTTCAAACGGTTGGGTTGTATGTGGTGACACAGGCTCATCAGACTTCCAATTCTCTATGTTTGCTCCAACTACACAATCAGACGGCTCAGCACAAGTAGCCGGTGATATGTATGTTCGATTAGCGACTGCAGGTGGTGGTTTAGATGTAGATGTTTCATCTTTTAATTCGACATCAGGATTATTTACATCAATTCAAGCACCAATTCACACAAGCGATGATGTGGCTCAGACAGCCAATAACGATATGGGTGATATCTATACAAAGTATAACACAGCGGCTGACGGACTTGGTTTCTGGGAACTAAGAAGACATTCTGGTGCAACTACTACAGTTGTTACTTCAGGTGCAGTTCCAAACACATCAAGTATTACTGCGGTTTTCACAGTTGAGGGTACACAGTTTACTCCTACAGGTATCACTTTAGATGCATTAATTACATCTTTACAAGCAAGTGTTCCATTAAATACAGCAAATGTTAGTATTGAGAAAGTTGGAACAGATAAAATTCGTTTCACTAAGACAGACGGTAAAGAATTAAACATCGTTTTCGCTTCAGGTAAAGCGGCAGTTGGTTTCGCAGAAGATGAGACTATTGTATCGGTTTACGAAGCACTATCTTATCAAGCAAGTAATACACAAATCACAGGTACGATTGCAGAAGGTACACTTTGGTTCAACGCAAATCTTAATATTGAGATTATGAAGAACGTCAATAATGGCGGTACTATGGAATGGCAGAAGTATGCTTGGTCAGAAGACACAGATGGTGTTGCTCCAAGCGAATGTCAACTAGTTTCAGGTGCTCCAACAAAACGCAAAGACGGTACATCATCATTAGTAACTGGTGACATTTGGGTAGACGGCGATGCAGTTCCTTATGCAACAGTATATCGTTGGTCAGGTTCAGCATGGGTCAAACTAGACAATGCAGACCAGTCATCTACAAACGGAATGGTATTCAGTCATTATTCACATGATGCACCTTACGATTCAAACGGTGTAGCAAACAACAGAACAGCACACGCCTCAGCGGCGAATCCAGACTTACATCCAGAAAATATTCTGATGATTAACATGGATTACTCTACTTACAATGTTAAGAAATATACAGGCGGTAAATGGGTATGGGCTTCAGGTGTTAATGCAGATGGTTCAGGCAAGTTTGGTCCAGATGCACAGAGACATATGGTTGTTGAAGCAATGCAATCAGCAATTTCATCAAATGACGGAATTCGTTCAGAAGCAGTTTACTTTAACTTGATTTCTGCTCCAGGATACTATGAGTTGATGGATGAAATGATTACATTGAACAAAGACAAAAAAGAAATCGCATTCGTAATTGGCGATACTCCTATGTCATTGAAATCAGATTCAACATCATTGAAAGCATGGGCATCAGCGAATGTTCCAGCAGAAACTTACGCGGCAATTTACTATCCACATGGTTTGTCAAGTGACTTATCTGGTAACGATGTAGTTATGCCTTCGTCAGCAATCGCTCTTAGAACAATTGCATTCTCAGACCAAGTTTCATTCCCATGGTTTGCTCCAGCAGGTCTTACTCGTGGTGTAGTTTCAAACGCAACACAAGTTGGTTACATCAACTCAGAAGATGAGTTTGTTAAAGTACAACTTAGCGAAGGTCAGCGTGATGTTCTTTATGGACAGCGTATTAACCCAATCGCAGATTTCCCATCAACAGGAATGGCAGTATATGGTCAGAAGACTACACAAGCGACTGCTAGTGCTTTAGATAGAGTTAATGTTGCTCGTTTGACAAACTATATGCGTCACAACTTAGACCAATTATCTCGTGCATTCTTATTCGAGCAAAACGATAAGATTACACGTGACAATATGAGAGACGCAGTAGAACGTTTCTGTGGCAACCTTGTTACTCAAAGAGGTTTATTTGATTTCTTAGTAGTATGTGATGAGTCTAATAATACACCAGCAAGAATCGATAGAAATGAATTGTGGGTAGATGTTGCAATTCAACCAGCGAAAGCAGTTGAGTTCATTTACATCCCACTTCGTATCAGAAATACTGGCGAAACATTATAATATTAAATATAACAGACTAGAGAGTTTAGTTTAAAACCCCTCCATCAGTGAGGGGTTTTTTATGGGCGCCATTGACATAACTGATAAATACAGATATGAGAATTAATGAAGTCATATTACACGAAGAATTGCTAGACGTAAAGTCTGTAATAACTTCGCCTATTAAAAAACTAGATAAAGTTTTTAAGAGTAACAACTATGAATTAAGAGTAGTTGGCGGAGCAGTTCGTGACCTTGCTTTAGATAAAACACCAAAAGATATTGACTTGGCAACTGATGCTACGCCAGATGAAATGATGGCTATACTTGATAAAGCAGGTATCAGACATATACCTTCTGGATTAGAACACGGCACTATTACTGCAATCTTAGACAACGAACCATACGAAATCACAACACTAAGAGCAGACAAAGAAACTGATGGCAGACACGCTGAAGTTGAGTTTGTTAAGAGTTGGGAAGAGGATGCTAAACGCAGAGACTTAACATACAATGCTATGAGCATGGATATGGAAGGTAATGTATTTGATTACTTCGGTGGTATGGATGATTTACAAGATAAAGTTAGTAAGTTTGTCGGTGACCCAGAAGAAAGAATCACAGAAGACTATTTGAGAATATTAAGATACTTTCGTTTTCAAGGTAGACTTTCAACACCTACCTGGGACAAAGATACTCTAAAAGCAATCAGTTCAAATGCAGAAGGTTTGCAAAAGATAAGTGCTGAAAGAGTGTGGCAAGAAATGGGAAAAGTTCTTTCAGGTAACAATGTTGCGAATATATTAGATTATATGGCTAAGACTGGTGTTAGTAAAGTTATAGGATTATCAACGAATGACTTGAACAAAGTAAAAGATAATGGCAATTCTATTGTTGCTTTGGCACAGACTGGTAATACAATAGATATAGCAAAGCGTTGGAAACTAAGTAAAGTCCAAGCAACTATGTTAGACTTTCTAGTTAAGAATAAGAATAATACACTTGACCAAAAGAAAGTAGAAGATATGATTGCTGA